GTTCGTCATGGTCATCTACATTCTCTTTGATTTTTCTGAGGATGCCTTTCTTTTCTGGCGGTTTTGTTTCCATTTGTTTATCTTGCCTTGTAAGAACTTTTGTATTTTATCTTTCAACGCATTGATTACAGGTTGTGTAACAGTCGCAGCTGCTACAGCAGTTACAGCAGTAACCGATGCAGCAATCAGGACTTCTTGCGATGGTAAAGTGATACTAGGTAAGGGCGGAAAGTGTATTTTTGGGGGTGGGTTTTCTGTTGTTTGCACCTCCTTTGTGCCTTCGGGTCTTCGTAAATCGCTCGGAGGTACGACCAAAGGTTGATATGAGGGAACATCTGCTGTAGGGAGAGGTAAAGAGGGAGTTTGCAGCTGTACTGCATCTGGCAGTTTGATGGTGGGCAGTTCTATGCTGCTATCTCCTGTGCTGTCATTGTTGATATACTTCTTGTGTGATAAACATCATTACTATCAGTAACTGATGAGTTTACAACTATCACATAAGTGCTGTGGTATGGAGTTCCTATTTGCCACTTGTATTTAACTGCACTTGTTGTATTAGGAGAATCTAAAACTGTCATAGATCGTTCAGCAGTATTTGATGTCTGTGTCTGACCCATGTGCATAGTTACTCTTAATCTATTTCCGTCAGCATCACCTTTAAAAGCATCCAACTGAGCGTAAGAGTCACTACCAATTTGTCTCCATAAATTAAAAACTCCAGAAGAATGACAACAAGCTGTTATTGTAGTGGTAAGAAGAATTTTACTTGACGCTGAACTAGGAGTTATAGTTAATTCAAAACCTGATATATCTACCATAGTCTGAGACTGTACGGATTGTTTACTGGTTTTTACTACTTGAACAGCTTGAAGAACTTTACCTGTACTTGTATTTGGAAACGCTACCTTACCATCTGAACTAAGCGTAATCCCGTCAGAGCTAGCTGACGAGTTACGTATTGAGTCTACGATTATTCGAGACATTGTTTACCCTCCTATGGTTTTGGGTATTTATCTTTAATTGCTTTGATGTCTGCCTTCCAAGCATCTAAGCCTGAGTGATAAATTTTGTCGAGCTGATCTTCCCAAGATGGGTACTCTTCTTTTCTTTTTCTTTGATATTCTACAGCTGCATACGCATCGTCTATTGACTTACGAGCTGCTGCTACTTTGACAGCATCTATAGTTACTGAGTTGCCGTCTTTGTCAAACGCTCCGGCGGAGTCGTCTATTGTTACTACTGTGCCTGCATATGCAGAGTAGATTGCTTCGTGATCTAATGCCATTGTTTAAAAAAAAATAATTGTTTGTTAAGATGCTATTTCCATTAATACTATTGATGATCTCATATTATTACCCTGAAAGTATATCAATGCGGTGTTTGTTGCTTGGTGTAGTGCCCCTTGTGTTTTGTATGTTGTAGATGTTCCAGCAGTTTTTCCATGTGCATGTTTAAAAGTTAAATGCGCCCTCAACCTCAAATTCATAAAACTACCACCAACATATAAATAATTTTCATAAAGTTGTGGTGGGTCATATAGTACTGTTGAATCTTGAAATAGTTTTAATGATGCACCATTACCAGTTGAATATCTTTCAAATCCAACGTTCTGAGATACAATCACAAGAATTTGAGAACCAGTTTGTAATGGTGTTATTGCTTGACTTAAACCTGTATCTATATATCCAGCAGTAGTTGTTGACACTTGTGAAGTTGTACTTCCTTCAACAACTTGAAGAATCTTACCAGCAGTTGTTGTTGTAGCTACTGTGCCATCTACATCTGGCAAAGTTAAAACTCTATGTGCACCACCTGTTGTTGATGCCGGAGCCTGTAAGGATACTGACCCAGAGGTAGATCCAACTAATTTTACTGTCATGCTGCTACCTCCATTACAGTTATTTGACTAGGGGGATTTTGTCCTGATGAACTACTAGGGTTAGATGTAGCTGTATTTACATAGTAAACATTTCCACCAGAATTATGTGTTTGAATTTGTATCTTATATGTTGTTGCACTTGTAGTTGATGGAGAATCTAAGAATGTTCCAGAACCTATATAAGATGGTACATGACCAACTGAGTCATTTCTCGAATATATAAAATTACTACATCTTGTACGAGAGCTTGCATCATCACCCCGAAAAATGTCTGTAGATCCTCTCATTAAATGAAGAAAAGATCTATAACCACCATTAGGCGAAGCAGTATGAACAGAATAAGTAATTAAAATTTTACTTGATGAAGATGATGGAGTTATAACTGCACTTAAACCAGTTATATCAAATCTATCATCACCACTACTAGAAGAAGTGAAACTTTGACTATCAGTTTTAACTGACTGTATTACTTGCAGAATTTTACCTGTAGATATACCTGATAAACTTGTGCCTGTTATTTGTCCAGTTGTTCCGTTTAATACTATTGGCATATTAAATAATTGTCCATGTCTCGCCAGAACCTACAGTTATTGTAGCTCCTGAGTTTACTGTGATTGGCCCAAAACTACCAGCATTATGATTATTAGTAATCGTGTAGCTAGTTGTTACTGTAGTGCCATTCTCCCAAAAGATCTTGTCCGACCCACCGCCGCTAGCACCAGCGGCAGCTTCAGCCCATGTAAGGCCACCAGCTGCACTGGACTTAGCAGTCAGTACATAATCATTTGTAGGAGTGTTATCTATGTTTAAATCGGCTTCTTTGATAGAACCATCTTTGATTCCGTCTCCACCTGTTATCTGTGTTAGTGCCATTATGGTGCTACCTCCGTTACTCTTAAAATTGATACCCCATTATATGAATCACTCCCTGAGTATCTATTTATATAAGCAGTTCCGCTAGAAACACGCCAATAAACACTATAAGTTCTAGCGTTAGTATTACCAGCAGTTTCAAAAGATGATATTGTTTGGTGCAGCATTCGATCTATATTTGATTCTATATAGAAAGAACTACTTCCATCATCGCTACCATTATACGCTGCGGGTTGTATCATAATATCTGAATCCTTATATATTCTTGTACTAATTACATGAGTATCAATAGCAAACATCATACTTGCTTCTACAACCATAATACTATCACTAGCAGTTGGAGTAATAGTTATAGAAAAATCTGGAATAATTCCCGGTGTTGTGCTTGCAGTACTTGACTTAGTACTTTTACTTAGAATTTTATGTTGACGAACTAATCCAAAAGTACTGTTAGTTGTAAGAGTTGGTATGTTTACACTTCCGTCAGCAGCTAAAACAATATTGTTAGAACTAGAGGAAGCATGTTTTAAATTTGTTGCGTTTAATGTTGCCATTATGCTGCCACCTCCATAGCCGTTATACTTGAAGTTGCCCTACAAACAAAAGTGTTGGTATTTTGATCTATTCCCCCTTCGTATGGAGTATTAACTATAAAAGTAAAATTAGAATTTAGAGTTGCAGCTTGTAATTTATATGTTGTAGTTGATGTTGTGTTTGGAGAATCAAGGTATTGATAGGATGCACTGCGTAAATAATATTCAGCATTAGTACCACTTTCTGTACCAACAGCAAAAGAGCATCTTGTAGCATTACTGAGTGCCGCGCCTTGTGCAGTAATTGATGAATCTCTTAAAAGATTAATTGCTCCAATCATTGCATTATCTCCACCGTAGCATAAAGAAACATTAATAAGAATTTTATTTGATGCACTTGTTGGAGTTATATCTACGGACATACCTGTTATGTCTGTCATAGTAGAGCTAGTAGTATAAAACGAATTTTCTTTTACTGTCTGCACAACTTGAATAATATTACCCGCTCTATTTAATGAATCTAGCGTACCTGACGCTGTACTTGGGACAGTCATCTCAAGAGCTGCATTACCAGCTGTACTGGCTGGGCCTTTGATAGCAACTGTACCTCCACCGCTGTCTGCGGTTAATTTTAATTGACTCATGCTGCTACCTCCATAAGAGTAATTGAGCAGGGACACCTCATATGTTGGTCATAGTTACCATTGGTTCCTGTAGTACCTAATCTGCCAGTAGTACTACTAAAAACTTTCATTAATACTCCATAAGTATGAGAATTAGTATCTGCTGGTGTGTCTAAAAACATAAAACTAGCTTCATCAGAATGAGTATCTGTACTTTGTCTAAATCTAAATGTACCTGATTCTGCATTATTGCCTGATGCTGCACCAATTGTATTACCATCCATAGCTGTGCTATCTTTTGCTAGTTTAAATCCAGCAACATAGTTACCTTCACTAACACCACCATACAAAGTGACGTTTATTAAAATTTTATTGTTTGTTGAAGCTGCTGTAATTGCTTGAGTTAAACCTGTAACTAATACATAACTATTGCTAGTTGTAGAAAAAACATCAGTTTTGATTGTATTTTTTACTTGAAGAATTTTACCTCCAACTCCTGTTGCTAAATCAGCACTTTGTATTATTCCGTCTGGTAAACCACCAGCAGATATACCGGATACTGTGCCAGACCCGTTTAATGTTATAGGCATAATTTATACGATTGTCCAGTTTTCTCCAGTACCGATTGTTACAGCAACACCATTATTAATTGTTACAGGGCCAGCTGACATTGCGTTGTAGCCGTTTGTAATTGTATAATTGGTTGTTACTGTTTGACCATTTTCCCAGAATATTTTATCTGTGCCACCACCTGTAGCTCCGGCTGCTGACTCAACCCACTCCATACCATTGGATGTATACCCAAGTACTTTGTCTGTGCCAGAAGGTGCTGCATGTATATCTAGTTTAGCTTCTGTAATAGTATCATCAGCTATATCACCATTTACGATAGTACCATCTACAATCTTGGCAGATGTGACTGAATCGTCAGCTGGAGTTGCAACACTTATTGCGAGTCCGAGGGTGAGAATAAAGAAGTCAGCACCGCTAGCAGGGGCACTGGCAAATATAATATCGTTACCATCAATAGCAAATCCTTCGCTTGGACTGGTTCCACTATTAGGTTTCTGAATGACTCCATTGATGCTAACAAGATGTGCTTGAGCATTTGTACCGGGGTTTGATAGTGTAAATCTTGTAGCAGAACCATTAAAGGTTGCACTACCACCGCCTGAGCCACTAGAGCTAGACAGTGTGTTGATTGATATATTTTGATTTCCGCCTGCGGCTGCCCAGCTTAGATTACCATTAGCATCTGTTTTTAGAAACTGACCATTTACTATATTAGATGGTAATGTCAGTGTATAACTTTGTGCAGCACTATGAGGTGGTGACTTAATTTTGACACCATGACTGTTTGCTGAACAGTTAAGTTGCAGTGTACCATCTGCACCGCCTGCGCCTTTGATTTCTACAACACCTGTACCGTTAGGTGTTACTTTAATATTACCGTTAGTTGTGCTTGTAGTAATCTCGTTTGTCTGTACATCTAAGTTACCACCAAGCTGTGGTGTAGTATCAGATACAACTTCAGAGCTAACAGTTTCAAACTCTAGAGCTGTACCACCTGAGTTTACTTTAACTGTTTTACCACCCTGTCCTGTTAGACTAGAAGGTGTATCTGTAAGACCAGCAAAGTTACCAGCTGGTGTTGTAACTGTAACAAACTCAACAGCATTACCAGATGAGTTTACCTTTAGTGTTTTACCAGCTGCACCTGTAAAGTTAGTTGGTGTGTCACTTAAACCTACAAAGGTTGTAGCACCAGTACCAGCTGTTATGCCTGCTAGTTTGGTTTTTTCTGCATCTGTAAATGCGTTAGTGTCAGAGTTAGCTTCATAAGCAGTTTTAATTTCTGCGTTACTTTGATCTGCTGTTGCACCAGCTTCTATACCATCAAGTTTAGTGTGGTCAGCGTCAGTAAATACATTACTATCACTTGCACTTTCTACTAATGTTCTAATCTCTGATGCTGTTTGGTCAGCTGTTGCTGCTGTTTCTATGCCATCTAGTTTTGTCTTGTCTGCTATAGACATAAGTCCGGACGCAGATGTTGATACATTACCTAGATTTTGCTCTTCTTGTGCAGCAAATAGTAACTGCTCGTGGTTAGCATTAAGGTCGCCTGCCTTGACTGATGACCCTGCTACATATGTAGCCTTTGCAACATCTACGCTTGTATCACGGAAAATGCGTATCTTTGCAGGGCTAGCTGGTATATTGCCTGATGTAAATACTACATTACCACCACCTGTAGTAGTGTAGCCTGTTATATTGTAGTGTGTGCTTGTTGTTTTTAAAACACCGTCTACTTGTACTTTTACATCTGACTCTTGTATAGAAGGGAAAGAAAACAGCTTAGTAGCGTTTCCATCCCCAGTATAATCTACGAATGTTGTTGCCATTTATTTGTATATGTTGAGGAGATTTGCTGTTTGCTGTTGTTTACTTTGTTGAGCAAACTTCTTAAGTCTTTGTTCTCTTACAACGTCAGCAATAGAGTACTTAGAACTTATGTTAGCCCACGCTGCTCTTCTTGCTCTATCGAATAGTCGTTTAATCATAATGTTATGGTAGTAATCTCTAGCATCATACTGAGATCGCTTACCAGCTCTAATGTCAGCATACATTTGTTCCATGGATGCAATTATCTTAGGATCTACTGCCATTTTATCAAGCTCTCGTTCTAAATTTTGTACACCAATAGCACGTTGAAACTCAGATCTAATTTTTGGTAAGTCTGTTAGATTTGTACCATCTGGTGCGTAGTATGTAGATTGTCTAAGATCGTAACCACTATCAAATAAAAA